CTGGCTGTCGCCCATCACCACGGGGGTGACGTCGGTGTCCTCGGCGAGGGTGCTGGTCTTCTCGGCGAGATCGTTGAAGATCGTGAACTTCACCGACGAACCGGGCATTGCCTGTGCGACCGGCATAACGTCCGCCGCCGCGTCGAACAAAAGTTCGCTGCGGAGTGCGAAATACGCAATCCGATCAAATGCAACCTGGTCTGTAAGCAGGTCGCTTGTCTGAGTCTTGGTCATTACCTGTTATTTCTTTCTCCCGACAGGCTCGGGAGCCTGCGGGCTAGAGGTTTTCTGCTTCTTGCCTTGCCTGAGCCAAGATCTGCATTACCTCGTCTTGATTGCGAGCCAAACTGAGTCGGGTGTTCCAGTCCGCTACGGGTTCGCTTGTCTCACCAGCGCGCTGTGCCTTGCTAACACGGCTCCAGGCTTCCTGCTCCTGCATGGTGCGGGTGTCCTGTTTCTGCGCCTGAATGAGATTTGCTTCCTCGGCGGCTGCCCGAATCGCTTCGGGAGTGAACTCTCCGTCGTACCCTTTTACGAAGTACTTTGCCATCGGGGAATCCATCGGGACTCCCGCCTTCACAAACGCGAACTCGCGCTTGATGGCTTCAGCTTCCGCAAGTGCCTGCTGGTTGGCCTTCAACTCTTTTTCAAGTTGACGCATCCGTGCACGCACCGGGTCTTTCGGTGCCTCGTCAGTCGTATCGTCATCAAAATCGTGGACGTTTGACATTGGCTCACTCCTTTTACCCACACCAGAATGGAGGGTTCTGGTGGCTGTAATTTCACCCTTGTTACACGTTGAAGTCGGGGACTCTCCAACGGTTATCCCTGATGGGATGTCACCATGTTAGGCACACCTGACGGTGTTTGTCAAGGATGCTACTGAGCGGTGCCGACACCCGTTTCAACAGTGCCCGAGGTGGCTCCACTGGTGCGAGCGAACTGTCCGCCAGCCTGGAACTCTGCGACACGTTGACGTTGACGGCGCTGAAGTTCCTCACGCGCAGCCACGTCATAACCGAACGCGGCACCCAACTTCTGCTGTTGGGTGAGCGCGGTCTCGCCAGACATTTCCTCGTACAAGCCAGCCAACTGACCGACTTGCTGGAAGGTTTCAGCAGCCTGTTCGGGGGTAATCCCTCGGGCTACCAGTTCCTCTGCGCTCTCAACAGTCAGACCCATGCGTCCCTGCTCCTGCGCTCTAGCAGCAATACGGGCTGCGGATGCCTGACGCTGGAGAACTGGGGTAGCCCGATCCGGGTCAAGGAAGTAGGCGGCGAGACCAGCTTCGTCAACGTTGTACAACTCGCGCATTTGCCGCTTGACTTCTGGGTCGGCGTCAGCAACCTTGCGGTAGCCCTCGGTGATTCGGCTTTGCAATTCAACGGCAGAAACGTCGCCTTCAATCAGCTTTTCAAAATCTGATGTCTGGTCGTAAAATCCTGGCGGCAGGCCGTTGGCACGCATCAGGTCGCGGTACTGTTCCTCCAAGCCGATATAGGTGGAGACTTCCAGTTCCGGCAATCCTTTGGCTGCGCGGCGTGCGTTAGCGGCGAAACGTTGCTTGTATTGGGGGGTTTCGCGGATCGAGAAAAGGATCGCTGCCGGGTTGGATATGTTGACCCGTTCTGCTGCGTATTCGTCGTACACGGTGTCAGCCAAACTTTCAAGGCCGAAGGTGGCAAGCGCAGCCCTGATGGTGAGTCGGGCGTCTTGACGGGGGACGAACTGGGCTGGGCCTTCTCCACCGGATGGGCCGAGGTCAGTTTCCTCAAAGGTGCCATCTGCAAAAGTGACGCGTCGGATCAGTCGCCCGTTGCGGGTGAACTCCGTGGTGTTGGTGGATGGGACGGTTCCTGTCGTGCCTTTTGCTGGGGTGACGAACTGTTCCGGGGTGTAGATGTCAAAAGGGTCGGCAGCGGGCGAAGTTGCCGGTGCAGCTGGGGCTGCTGGTGCAGTCTCGGGTTGGGTGACACCACCAAAGAAATCGACTCTTACATCACTCATCAGATTGACTTTCCAAATGCTTTGGCAACGGTTAGGGCAATGTCAAGAGCGTCCTGATTGGCTTGCGGCGTGAACTGGTACCCGTACTCTGGGTTGGTTCGGATTTCACGACGCCATTCTGGAAGTGAGAGTTGGCGGATGTTGCCCTGCGGGTCACGGGACGCAAGAGCGTTGCGCCACTTGGGGTCAGAGAAGTTGATCGTGTTTGGGTCAACACCGAGAAGGGTTGCTGCCTCTGTCTGGTAGTTCTTGAACATCGTTGCCGGTGTAAGCCCAGCATCAAGTTGTGGTTTCAGGTGGGGCATTTCTCCGAGGATGGCGAGTTTTGCTCGTTCGCGCAAACCCTGCTCGGTCAAGACGTTGGTGGTTCCTCGTTCGGGTTTCCCTGTGAGAATGGATTCAATTTCGTCATCGCTCGCCTGGTAACCGTAATCCGTGGCAATCTTCCGGATTGCGTCGGCTGATGCTGAACCAGTAACAGCGGCAGTTGACTTGCCCATTGCTGCCGCTTGGGAGAACACATAGTTTTTGAGTCTGACTCCGGAAAGGTTTTGCCGTGCGGCACCTTCGGCAACTTTCATCAAGTCTTCGTCGCTGGCAAACACGTCACCATATGACCCGCGGATGGCGTCAACGGTTGACTCAATCAGGGTGTTTCGTGCTTCGGCAGTAGAGGCGTTCCAGGCACGAATGTCTTTATCGACTTCGTTGTAGTAGGCGGTCTGCTTGTACTTTCTGTCAAACAGCGCTTCCGTGTAGTTCGGGTCTAGGGCGGCCTCAATCAACAGGTCGCGGACTTCTTGTGAGTAGCCGCCGAAGTCCTCGTCAAAGAAAAATGCCCACTCGGGGAACTGTTCTTTTACTTTCAAAATAAGTTGATCCAACTTCTGCTGGTCAACCTTCGCTTTTGCCTTTGCGTTTTTTGCCATAACTATGACCCCAATACTCGTGAAGCGAACTGGGCGAAACGGAAAGCCTCAGCGTCACCGCCGGTACCCTCACGCAGTTGTGTCTCCGCAAATACGCCAACATCCGGGGCGCCAGTACGCATGCCGCCGACGGTCATGCCTTGCTGTTCTTCAACCTGCAACTGTTGGTATGACTTGACGATGCGGGTGACAAGCTGGTCGTCGGCTGAACGACCAAGCACTTTAGAAGCAGTCTGTTGCACAACGGCACGGATGTCCTCGGGGTTGGACACCTTGTAGGTGAGTCCTCCACCTGCTTGCTGTGAAGCCTGAAGCGTATTCAACGCCGCGTCCCAGTTCGACCCAGTGCGGTTGGCTTGGGCAAGAACTTCCTTGAACTTGCTGACCGTCGCATCGTCGGCAACGCCAATCCTGTATTTGCTTCCCAAAAGCCCAGCCTTCTGCATACGCTTCTGGATGGTGGCGATTTCCTCTGGGCGGAAAGTAGCGATCTGATCTTCGTCGCCCTCAAAGTATTTGGGGGTTTTCTGCAAAGCGCCATACGGGGTGACAACGGTGGGGTCGTAGCCCGTGTACGAACCTGGTACAACCTCTTGGCTCAAACGTCCAGAAGGGAGTTGCACCACCTGTACCCGGCGCTGACCAGTAACACCAATCGCGGCCTGACCGCTGGTTGTGCTTAGATCAGCAACGGTTTTCGTTGAAGACGTAACATTGGGTGTCCAAACAACGTTGTCCCCGCCGATGGGTGTCGTCCCAGCTGACGTTTGTGTCTGGGCTGTGGCATTGGGGTTTTCCAGTTTGTCGGCGTTCGCTACCGCCCAGGCGAAATCAACAGCAGAACCCTTTTGGTTATCTGGAAGCGAGTCAATAATCCGCTGCTGTGCTGGCGACAACTGCGCGTATTTTTGTTTCTGTTCCTCGTCCATACCTATTCCGTAACCGCTGCGAACTCAGCCGATAATACCCGATCCCACAACTGCAAAAACTGGGGGTACTTGGAAACCAAGTACGGCGCAACATTCTGTTCTAGATGCTGGCGGATAGGAAGACTCGCTTTGCTGTCCCGGACCCACGATTCAACCGTAACTTTGGGGTTTGCTGCCAGGAAATTATCCAAGCTTTGGTCACGGATATCAAAGTATTCTTTGACAGCACGGACAAGTTCGTTGCCCTGGTACTGGGGATCCTGGGAGATGGCCCGAAGATCGCTCAACTGGTCCCTGGTTCTCTGGTTGCTTGTGACGACCCTCTCAGATGGGCGTTCCCAAAGCGCCAAATCCTGTTGCAAGGTGTTGACAAGTTCGTCGCGCTGGGCGCGGAAAATCGAAGATGTGCGCTGGTCAACCGGGACGCTTTCAAGGAACCTGTAATAAACGAAGTCGCCCATTCTTTGGTGTGACTGTTTGGTGGCTTCTTCAAGATTGTTGACCTCGCGGCGGTCATTGTCGTACTGCTGACGGTAAACGTCAATGTCGAACTCTCCGCTTTGTGGACCGAAGTATCCGGCAACGGAACCGTATTTGTCCAACAGTTCCTTGTTGTCCCCAGCCCACTTTTGCCATTCTCGTGTTGCCTGAAGACCTCCGACCGTGGCTTTGGTGATCCGACCGGAATACACCCAAACAAGTTCTCCCCATTGGTCAAGCCACTGATTGAAGGCAGTGTAAATGGGTTGCCCGTTTTCTATGGCGGCTTGTTCTTTTTTGCTGAGATCGCTCAAAAGAACACCCAGGTCTGTATTCCCGTATTTGGTTTTGGCAACCCAGTTCGTTATCGGCGCTGCTGGTCCGAGCGCCGCCATCGCTGCGCGGTACCGTTGAAGTTTGAGCATCGCTTCTTCGGCGTCTTCGTAAGACTGTTCAAGCCCGTCTTTGCCCAAGTACTTGTCAACGTAATTGTTGACAAGGTACTGGTGCATGCGGACGACACCTTTTTCGTAATACTCTTTTTGTTTCGGGTCGCCAAAGAAAAGTTTTACTGCATCCCCAAATTTGGCTTCATCCGTGCCGAACGTAGACAAGAAATCGTTGACTGATCTGGGAATAAACGGTTGGACTAGGCCGCCTTCCCCAAGTTTCGGTGTGCCAAAAGGCGACATCCATTCACGAATCCAGTCGTAGTTTTCCCTCTGTGGCGTTATCTTGTCCACAAAGTATTGGACGACGGGTCCAACTCCAGGACGCATTTGCCCGATGACGTTCAGCGCTTTGAGGTTGATTGTGAAATTGCCGATGGGTGACGTGTCCCTGCCCAGGAAAAGTTGGGCCAACCGGCCCGTCATGGGAACTTCTAAAACTTTTTCACCATACTGGTTGCGATAGATATACCCTTCGTCTTCGGCTGACTCCAAAAATTGCGCTGTGTTGCGGATGATGCGTGGACTTTGGGAGGCCAGTTTCGCCCAAGTGCTGAACACTTCGACGAACGATGAAAGAAACGGGAAAAACACTTTGTGCTGCTGGGCGATGCTTGACCGGTTCCCCTTGTAAAGAAGATCATTGGTGGCTTTGGTCGCAAAAGCTCCAGCGAGTTTGTCTGCCGCCTCCAGGGTGCCTTCACCTTTTGCCAAAGCAACCTGGACGGAGATGCGGTCGATGCGAGCGCGCCCGAGTTTGGCTTTTTCGGCAGACTGAAGTACTTTCTGTGCTTCGTCTGGTGACATAAACCGCACAAGCTCTTCCATGCGGTTCCAGTAATTGGCCCGCCATGCTGGTCCGCGAGCGGTGGCATCAGAAACGCTTCCGTAAACGCCTTCAAAGTATGCGCGGTAAAGGTAGTTCAGGCCGTTGTTGAGTTTTTGCAATGTGCTTTGTGGGCCTTCGACCTGCAGTTCGTTCGTCGGGAAGTTGCGGACGCGACGAGGGGCATAAGGTGCGTTGATGAAATCATCGCTCAGATAAGCCAAAAGGTTTGGGGAGGCTGTGCCGCGTCCTGTTGCCAGTTTGAAAACGGCACGTTGACCGCCGAAAAGTCCTGTTGCGATTACTTCAAGCAACTTCGGGTCGCCACCCGTGTGGTGCATAATGTCTTTTTCAAAGATCAAATCTGCGCGCTCTGATGCTACCGAGTAGTTGTCGTATCCGCCGTTTTTGTATTGGGGTTTCAGGTTGGCGGTATTGTCGAAATACCCGGTGAAGTATTGGCGTCCTTCTCCCGAGTACAGCCACAGTTTTACGGCGTCAATGTTGTTGGCTAGTGGCTGACCGGTGAACGGGTGAACAGCACCGTTTTTGATGTGTTGGGCAATAGTCAGTGTTTGACCGTTGATGGTCAGCTTGTCAGAACTTTCTAGTGCCTGTTGTGCGATACGTTGATAATCGGGCATCGAGTGCATGTCGGAGAGTTCATGGGTCAGCCCGTTTACCCAAGCTCTGCGAGCGGTTGCATTGGCTGGTTGTCCTGCTGCGTTTACTCGCTCGGGGAACTGGACCGCCCCGCGGCGGCGCATGTTTATCATTGCGGGGGCGTATTCGTTGGTAGCTGAAAGCCATGCTCCGCGGCTTCGTGGGCCGATTAGTGAGTTGTAGATTTCGTATGTTTCGTTCGGGACACGGGCATCAAGATCATCAAGTTGGTCTGTAAGTTCTTGGACTCTGCCAACAAGTTTGGTTTGTGCCGGTGTCAGTGTTGCGCCATTTGCGGCTTTCTGTTGAAGATCAAGTGCTTGCAGGAGTTCGTCTTCAACTTTGGCGTACTGTTTCCAAAACTTTTGCACATTGGCGATCCGTAGCGGGATTCTATTTCCGGCGGCGTCTGTCCGTAAACGCTGTCCGATAACAGAGAAAAACCATTCCATCGGGTGTTCCATAATCCCGCTGAGGTTTACGCGAAAAACTTCCTCTGTCCCGACTCGCAAAGTGTGACCAAATTTGATGACGGCAGAAGGTTTCCAATAGTTGGTCATGTAGCCGGAAATTAGGTTGCGGGCACCGTCATATGTTTGTGCCACCAACGCGGCATCGGTTTGTTTGATCGTTTCAACTAGTTTCCCCATACCGGTTTGCAGTCTCAAAACCTGGTCAATGATTTGCGGAGGAATGACGTAATAGTCGTCCGCCATCAGTTGGCTGGTTCGCAGCGGACCCTGGGAGCCGCTCTCGATATATGGCAATGGGACATCGGTTGAGATGTCGTCGTAAACAAATCCCATTACTTCGTCTCGGAGTTTTTGGCTCCAGGACGAGAACGCTTCGATCTGGGTTTCGGTAAGCAGCGGGTCTTGCGATCCCACTTTGGTGTATTTGCCAAGTTGTGCTCGGATCGCATTTTTCTCAAAGTCACGCATGAACGCGAAGAAATCATCTTTTGTGCCGCCGACCATCGCTTGGGCGTACCTGTCAAGCCACATATTGCGTTCGGCGTATTCAAAACCGAAGGCACCCATGATGTTGTCAAGGTTGCGTGCGGACTGTTCGACGTCCGTAAATCCGATCTTGGTGCTTTCCGGAAGCACTTCGAGAACCTGGTATCCGCGTTTCTGCGAAGCTGTTTTGAGGATGTTTGCCTGACCCATTCGCAGGGTGTCAAAAGCTTTTTGCCCAATGCGCCGAAGGTTGTATCCGCTGTTGAATGATGCGCGTGCTTCATCCAAAATGTTGAATACGTCAGTTATGTCGGTTTGCGGGTTCTTCAACCTGTCAACAAGAATTTTTGCTGACAAAATCCCCTCTTGGTTGAGGACTGTGCGCCACAGTTCGCCGGCGTTGAGTTGACCAGATCGGACTTTTTGCAAAAGATCGGTAGCCCACTGTGTTCCTGCAGCAGAGGTTTTCCATGCGGTGAAGTTGTCTTTGATGAATGTCGGAAGGACGTCTTGGACAAGGCCAATCTTGTTGTACGCATCATCCATTGCTTCGTCAAGCAACGGCTTCCATTTGCCCCAAACTTCTGCTGCGTCAAAAGCTGCAACGGGCCTTACTGTGCCGTTCGGCAAATTTACGTTTTTTGTTGCTGTGGCTGTCAAATTTTGGGTCAACGACTGGAGTTGATCCAAGTCTGCTTTCTGGGCGGCGGTCAACGGGGAGCCAGACTGCTTGGCAATTTCTACGCGTGTCTGAAGGTCGTCGAATACTCTGGTAAAATCTTCCAGGTTGGTGATGCGCACACCGCCAACACCAGCCCTTGACGTTGCTGCGGTGGTGCCTGGGCGGAATCCGGGGATGCGGTTGAACGGGTCAACGGGGTTTTTGATAACGACTGCTGCGTCGATTGTGCCGCTGATGATCTTGTGGGTGAAGTCGTCTTCGTTGATTACACCGATTTTGACGAGTGGGTACGCTGCTGCGCGACCGAAAGTGAAGGCGTGTGAACCGACTCGGGCACGTTCGTCTTGGATTCCAGCGAGTGAACTTTGGAAAGCCTGCCCTCCGGGGCGGTACCCAGTGCCCATGTCGGATGTGCCTGAGCCGTAGATAAATTGCCTGCGCCATTTATCCCACGATTCGCCCAGCCCCATTTCTTTCTGTTGTCCGGTGAGCGACTTCCAGTTTTCGCTGCCGATCCATGTCAACAAAGTTCCGGCATCCTGGGATGCGGCGAGTGTTGAGCGGACCACTGGGCGTACTGCGTAGTAGTCAAAAGAACGCAGCGGTTTTTCGATAACATCGGGGATAATATTTCCCAACGCATTGTCGAGCCATTGGGTTCCAGTGTCCCACCACTGTTTCAGCGTTTCAGACATAGTTGCGTCCCCGGAGCAAGCCTTCCCGCATGTCGTTCAAAAGAATATTGCCAGATAGGTCTTCTTCTGTCGCTTTGGAAATGTACCTTCCAGCGATGGTTTCACGCTGGTCATCTTCCCTAGAGATATCGGCGGGGGTTTTGCCTGCTTCCATCATTTTGCGTGCTGCATATTCGGCGATCATCGGCAGCGCTTCGTCGTTGTTGGAAAGAATCGTTGACGTCAAGATTTGCGGGTTGACCCACGGATACATCTTGTACGCCTCCCCCAAACGGATCGCGTGTTCCTCCGTGTACATGTTTGTGTAGGTGGCATGACGCGACTCTTGGGCTGTTACAGCCGCCTCAACTTGGTCGTAAAAATCGTCGAGGGCGTTCGCCATTACTGCGATTCCAGTTCTGCGAGCAACCCAAGCAAGGCGGCGTTCGGGAACTGGGCTGAAATTGCCCTCACTCGCTCAACAAGATCGGGTTGAGAACCTAACGCCGGTGCCACGGGAACCGGCAAAACCTCTGGGCCTACACCTGGTCCGAACGGCGCTCCAGCGGTGATCGGTTCGTCGGGTCTAACTGTGGGCGACGCAAACGTTCCAGGCGCATTAGGGCGCGGTGCTGCTTTCGCCGCCGCTTCAGCAGCCATCGCAGTCGGTGCTTTGCCCGTAGGAACCTGTTGAACAGCACGACGCTGTTTCGTCGCCTCACCATACGTTTGACCTTGAAACTGTGGCTGAACCATTTATCCCCCGAGCTGTGCGAGTAGTTGATCCAACGGCGGCGGACCTCCAGCACCAGCAGGTGCGACAGGGGCTTCAGCGCCCATACCGGGCATCGCCAACCCTGGCATCGTCTCCGGTGAACCCTGCGGCATCGCCTGAGCCTGACGGTCACGGGCACGCTGATCCGTGCGACGCACCGCCTCAAACAGCGGAACATCCTGTTCCACAACCAGTTTGGTCA